ACCGCATCGGTTGCGACCGCCAATGTCAAATCCACTTTTTCAGGGTCAATAGTGTCTTGTGATTGAGTACGTAAAGCAACAATCGCTGTACGAATATCACGACAAATTTCTAAGAAGGTTTTAACTGACCAAGTAAAGCCAGCGACACCCGTGGCAACTTGAACATAGCTGCCTAAGCCGGGATCATTCAAGAAGCCATAAGTATTGTTAGCGCCGGAATTATACCCGTTAAAGCCCACGTTATTACGAATGATTTCGAGGGCAAGTGCGGAAGCTTCACGCTTCATGCCTGGGTCATCTACTTGTAAACGTGCTGCTCTAGCGGCTTCTAACACACCGACTTTCATACCTTCTTCGAAACGAACAACGGTACGATAGTTAAAATTTGTGTTCCAGCTTGAGAGAGGTACGTTTGTGTAATCGCCGTAAGGTAATGACGTACCCGTACGTTCCAAGATACCTTGAACGACCTGCTCGTCTTCCCACGAACCCGTAATTTGAATCCCGATAAGATCGTCAATTTTACGGGCTGCGGTAATCACAAAAACAAAACCCGGCAACCAATTTTGCAAGAATTGCACAGGGGTTCCAACCGTACCGGTGGTAACTGTGGGCTGAATGGCGTCCATGGCGTTCATGGCATCCATTGCTTGCTGCCCTTTCATCAACTGAGCGACGGTTCGATCATCCATCGTGATTCCCAATTTCTTTAAGGATTTGTATTCCTCTGCCTTAAAGCCTTCGAGTGGTCGCACTCGTCTAGCGGGAATGTAGCTGTGTTCCTGGCTTACTCGATTAAACATAATTTATATCCTCAATAGTCGGGGGTTAGTATGCGCCTAAGCCTGGGTCAAGTGTAATCACGCCTAAACCCGCGCCCGTTACTGTAAAGTAGTCAACCCGCGCTTGTGCCCAGGTTTTACCGCTTGGCAGTGATCCAAGAGGGGCAATAGTGCCAATCGCACCGGTGGTGTTATCGTAATAAACCCAATCGCCAACATTTGCGGCACCCGGGAGCGTTACAACATAGCTACCCATAGTTGCGCATTGTACGAGGGTTTGATTCGGGACATTCAACGTAGGATTCAACGGAATACCACCAGCGCCAAACAGAGCTACTGATTTAGGATCGACTAAGAGACCCGCCGTCACTAACGCACCGCCCGCATTACCCGCTGCGCATTGTTGATCGCCAGTAATCGAGCAAAATGTCGATCCGATGTTGTTATTAGCTGAACTGCCGCTCACGATAGTGTAGGGCTGTGCTCTCCACGGACCGTCGGAAAATTGTTCGCCAGCCACGCCGAAACCTTGTTGCAAAGCTACTGTTTGTTGAAAGCCCATATTTATTTACCTCCGAGATATGCGTCAACACAAGAAGATACCATCTTAGCATCTTGCGCGCGAACTGCTGGAACAGACGTACGCGCGGCTGCCAGATAGCCTTCAAGCACGGAATGTTCATGACCTGCTTTGCAGTTCAAATTTAATTTTTTAATACCGTATTTTGCAACTTCTTTTAAAGTCATGGAGGAGTGATCGAAGGTGCCAATATGATTCGATAAACGATCGGCTAAACGGTTACGGTTTGCCATCCTTACCATAAATGATTTTTCATCCATGCCTTTTGGCTTGTCTTTGTCGCCATCGGATTTGGATTCGTCCTCATCTTCGGCCATTTCTTTGTCCTCATCTTCGTCAGTTACTTCGGCTTTGTTGACGAATTTTTTATATTCGCCTTCGGCATCTTTAGCTGCCTTATCGCCTTCATGACGGACTTTTTCGGTAGACTCTGGATTTTCTTCGTCGGCACTCTTAGCTTTCATCATCTGCAATAACTCACGGATGGCTTTTGAGCATTCTTCAAGGGTCATGACGGGTTCGGCTTCGCCACCCATTTCGCCCTCGTCTTTAGCCTTGTCTTCTTTCATTTCTTCTTTGTTTACATCTGGCATGAGTAACCCCTTTGCATCAAAAGTGAATTTATCTAAGACCGCAACATCTGGGCCGCTTCGTCCCTCTTCAACCAATGCGAGGTGGTTCCCTCGGATATTTCGTTGAATAAACTCATACGACTCACCATCGTATATACCGCTTGTCTTATCATACAAGCAACGATATCCGATGGACAATTCTTTTTTACCGCTGTCTATCAATTGCGCGAGTTTATTCGAGAATACTTTCAGATTAGCTTTCAAGTAGCCGTCCTCAAAATGGACATCCTCTCCAATCACACCATGTACGCCTTTCCGTTCGGCGGGTTGCATCCCGTCCTCGGAACCTAGCATCACATGCTCATCGATGAACGGTACTAACTTGAAACTGTTAATGGTCTCCGGGTTGTTCAATTCTTCTTCGGGGCGATAGACCTTGTATACTCGGTTGGGTTCTAGATCGGGGCTGATCTGCTGGCCGGAGTATTCAAACACACCGACCTTGCTAATCGGATTGCCTTTAATTTCTTGCCATCCGTTAACGTCGTATTCTCGGGCTGTTTGTTCGTCATTATCATATATGTGACCGGATTGGTCCTGGTCATCATCGACAGCTTTTCGTTGCTTCGAGAATGCAATCGCCTCGGCTTGCTTCTGAGGATAGCCACTTTTTACGAGTTCTGAGATATTGTAACTTAAATCATTTTCGGATTTTCCGGATTTTAACGGCATATTCCCCCCTATTGATAGCTTTAGATATCATGTCCGACTTGGTAGCTTTAGATACCAACCTAGCCGCTTTCCTTACGGCGGCACGACTAATGCTGCCCACTCGCGGCGCGGGTTTAATCGTTCTCGGACGCATTCAAAAACCTACTTACCGGTAGTATCGTACATCTGCAGTTTATCGGGTATCCAGGGATACCACGGTCTTGGGGTGGTACGCCCAGGGCTGCTTGTTCGGCTTCCAGATTATCAAAGCTGAATATTTTACCATTAAGTATCTTAAGGTGTGAATGACGAGGAACTTGCCCACCCCCACTATGCACCCACTCGAACTGTTTTACGCCGATAGCGACCAACCGTTGTTTATTGATAGAATTATACGCTTTTCTCGTTTGATCGAGTGCTATATTTTTCGCTCGGCGCTCCGTCTGTCCTTCATACTTTTTTATCGCTGGTATTAAATCCTGTAAGCCATTACCCGTAGTTATCGATCGCATGACAGCGCCGGTGACATCCTTAAGGTATTGCTCGGGAATGGATTGGATTAACGATACATTTTCAGCGATCGTGGCTTTGCTGACAGTCTCCATCCCTTTTGGCACAACACCAGTCTTGAGCGATAGCCCGCCGGTTAACTGTTTCAGGCTTGCATGTAGATTTGACTTGCTAGCGGCTGCAGCTCCCTTGAGCATGTACTCGGCTAGCGACTTCGAGCGATCGGAAAATAACTGGATGAATTTATCGGTTAAGAAATTCATAAGGATACGCGCTTGCGACCCTAGGCTTGCATCCATCGACGCTACCGCTTCTTGATGGCTAAAATACTTATCGGCTGTTTCACTATTAAAAAGCTTAGTTATTTGTTTATTAACATCGGATGTCATTTCACGTACGAGTTTTCTAAGGGCATGTGCGTACTTCGACTGTTGCGCCGCATTATATCGTAGCCCAGTTCCACGGATCGTAGCATCACGTTTACCTAGCCAATTCGATTTTCGCCGCGTCAGCGGGGGTTCTTTCGGCATCATCCACAATCTCATCAAATAAAATGAGTATAACGTAAATTTAGCCTGGGGGTAGAGGGGAGAACTTTCGCGCTCCCCGATCCCTGTTGCTTATAGTGACACTGCTGCTACTGGTGCGGGCAGTATGGAGGCTCTCAATCTCAACGCGATCAATTCTTCATGTTCACGTTGTAACTGGTCTCTAACGCGGTTTTCGTCAAGTGTACGGATCAAGCTATCGGTTTTTCCGGCTGATTCGAGCACTAACGCTCTATTTTCGCAGCAACATTCGGCAATTTTCGCCATCAATGCTGCGGTGTTTTGTGCGGCCGTCAACGCTGCATCTTTCGCATTAATCGTAGCGGTCAATTCGACGCGTGCTAAATTCTTAGCGGCATCGAGTTCTATCGCGGCACGGTTGTTTGCGGCTTGCAGTTCTAGCGACCCTTTAACAAATGCGACTTCCTTTTCAATACCGCATACACCTGCAGCAATGCTCGCTTGAATAGCGGAGGCATTGTTGGCGGCTTGCAGTAATGAATCTCTAAAACCCGAGTTCGAGTTCTGGATAATACTAGCCGTATCTCCGCAAGCTTTTAGCAAACCATCTTTAAAACCGATTGTTTGGCTAACGATAACACTAGCGGTATCTTGTGCATTTTGTAGCAAACTATCTTTAAATCCGGCAGTTTGGCTAACTAATACACTAGCTGTATTTTGCGCATTTTGTAGCAAGATGTCTTTGTTACCGTGAACGGTAGCGGAGTAATTCCTATCAGCGCCACGTTGATTTTCGTCTAGGTTTCTGAATCCGAAACGCTCGGTTTCGGCTCTACCTTCGACGCCTTCACTACGGGTGGTGTTAAGATTTTGAAACCCGAAACGCTCGGTTTCCGCTCTGCCCTCGGCCCCTTCGCTACGAGTAGCATTCAGGTTTTGAAAGCCAAAACGCTCCGTTTCTCCGCGGCCTTCAACTGCTGCGGCGTTAGTATTTGCATTGATATTGTTTGTGGCATTGATTAACTCATCAACGGTGCTACAATTATGTCTTGTTTCCATGATGTTTACCTCTTAAAGAGTGGGAAAGGATTAATAAATGTCTAGCCGCAAATAGTATAAACCTTTCCCGCATCATGGGCTACAATTCTCCCGTCTCGTCTGGGCTGCTTAACACTTCCTCGCTTTTTCCTGTGCCGTCTGGATCCATTAGCATGTCAGGTTCTGGCATTTCTTCGGATATACCCGTATAGCCTGAATCCGGGTCATTGATGATTCGTTGGCGTTCGTCCTCGCCATCGATAGCGCCCGAGTTCATTAATGTGCTACCTGTTTCCGCTTTCATCTTATTCATTTCGGCTTTTTCCTTCGCAGTCATTGCATCTAATGGTTTCCAGGTTACGGTCGTTTCAAAGACCGGGATATTATATTTAGGCGCAATTACCGATCGGACCAAAAGCAAATGATGTCGCTCGAGAAGGGGAGAGCAACCGTGCGCCTGGATCCCCTCGAGGAATTCATGATAGTTTGATTCTTCGTACTGGCCGGTGCTATTAAACCCTTTAGGTTGCGTGCCGAAAAGTTTTGTCGCGGGAACGTTCGCAGCCGCGGCTACAAGCTGAAACTGCGTCATAATTACAGCATCGAGATCGGCAAGTGACGTGTCGAATTGCTGCATTGTTTCATCTTCGCCAAGCACTTTGACACCGTAATTATCGCGATTATAAACCCAATTCTGTATACGCTGCGCAAACCCTGGCGCTCCGCTGCTTTGAGTTGGTCCGCTCATTACCGCTGCCGATAAATCCACATTAATCACATCGGTACGTTTTGTGAGTGCTAACATCGGCGCTTCATTCGCTGTACGTTCAGCGGCATATACGCGTTCCATAATTTTCTGAGGGATAGGAATACCGCCGTATACGTAGAATGGTTTTAAGATGTCGGGCACTTCCTCTGTCCGGTAGATGACTAAATGCGTACGGTGCACGAGTTTTCCGGCGATGTTCCACCAAGTAGGTTCATAAAAATGGATACTCGAAGGGTCGCCCGCCGCTTCCGCATCTAACTGCGGTGTAATCCAATAGGGATCTATTTGAGAAATACCTTTATAACTCCCCTCGACCACACCATCTGGATTAAACGGTTTATAGTAGTAATCTGGGTCATCCGTTTCGACTTTAAACATTGCAATGCGAATGCCAAATATTCTACCCATCTGGATGAATTCGGTTAAGTTTTTATTCAGGTTGTATTCGACATCTAACTTGCGCATGTCGTCTAAAACTTCGGTATCGACTTCGGCACCATCGTTGACTGTGATCTCGTATCCTTTTCTGACGGCATCTTCGGCTGGCATCAAACATGCTTTTGCGACAAGCCACTGCTGTGCAATCATTGCGCAAAGCTGGTAACCGATAAACGTTTGATTGGCATACCAGAATAACTGCTGAACGGGCATGATATCGTTCCCGTAGTTCGCGGCTTTCACATTAACTTGATTGTCCATAGCAAAACCTGCTTTTGCCGGAGCTTTCGCCGCGCTATCCAAAGTGTCTTTTAATTCGGGGGTGATAGACTTGTCAAACATACGACGCCACGCATTTTCCATACGTTCGTTTTGTTTCTCTAATATGCGATCGGTGCTGAATTCCCTAGGGCGTTCACGTTTTTCTATAACTGGTTCAACTTCTTGTTTTTTAAATCTATCGAGTAATCGTCGCATCATGTGAAAAAGCCCGCCTTTCGTTTGAGTGGAGCATAAACTATCATAA